TATCATATAATGAATTAGTATAAGCCTTATAAAAATCTGTCGCACTAATTCCTTCCTGAATTTGTTTTGCCAAAGTTATTCTATTTGGTGCATTTCCTGTGAAGATGTTAGCTCCCGTAGCATACTGAATGTCCACACCTTCAAGGTGTGCCCATACTGTATATTCTACAAAGCCACTAGCTGAATTTGGATCACGCAACTGCGAATAAACCGTTACGTAAATAGAACCAAAAGATCCTTGTCCTGTAATTAAATTATAGTAAGTGTGAGGTGATACATAAGGTATTACCATACTAACTTCTGTTCCTTTACTCAAATCTAAATCAACCCTGGGGCATTCTGTCCTACCATGTAGTGAATAATTAATCATACTCACTTTGTCTGGCATATACTGTGCATATGGTATGTACTGAAGCAACAATCGTCCTTGTTGGAAAGGTTGTGAATTTACTTGCAATTTAATATGTAAAGTTGCATGTAAGCCAACAAACCCTTCAGCTTTTGATCTGAAAGAAGAATTTGCAATTAGGGCTTCGGGAAAATTTGCTGTAAACAATTGAGTGTTCATATTAGCGGATTCGCTCCAGATATTAGATGATGTCTGAACTGGTCGTGACAAAAAGTCTTTAATTGTATGGATAAGTTCTTCCTTAGCAGTCATTGATAGAAATCTAGAATCCAAATCTGAAAGAATTGGAAGCGCTTCTGATTTCGGAGCAACTCCATCACTTAAGAAAGTAACGATTTCCTGATGTTCATTAGTAATTTTATTTTCTTGTTGCGCAAGTGAGTTTCTTTTATCAAAGGACCACTTAATCCGTTTGATAGCAGGGAGGGTTCCTGGATTTGTTGTGGGCTGCACATAGGCATCCTGGAAGTAAACTTAAATAAGTAACCTAATTACTAGAAAAGCAGTATAACAATTTTATTAACCTCCACCTTTTGTATATTGTTATAAGATCACTTTCTAATTATAAGAATGGTCTAACCCCTCATTATTTCTAATGTCCCACAAGTATTCATCATACGTCAGAATACGGGGTAGCGTGGGAAGAAATTGCACATTGGCCATGACGCTTGTGTGCAATTTCTTAAATTCTTCGCGACCATGATATGCAATTTCGCGAAAATCCACATCGAGGTTGGTCATAGTGATTTCAGTGGGGTTTACTCCTTTTCGTGACCAATTTAACATCTCATAAATAACGCTCTTTTTAAGAGGCGCTATCCATCGTTGCAAAATGGCGCTAAAGGCAAAACCTCTTTTGAGAAATCCTACTTCCTCAAGTTTGCGAAATGGTATCATATCGCCATTCTTCGTCTCGTCCGTGTATTCGTGTCGAATCTTCTCCATCGCTTGTGAAATGGATAATTGATTGAAGAGATCAATTGCGTCATCTGATATGTTTAGCAAATTGTCGTCTCCATACGACACCATGGCAACATGATCATTAAAATGATTCATGGTTCTCCATTGCGGGTATTGTTCTGCCATAATGTACTGCCACGCCACTCTCATAATTGTGGAGTTATACAAACTATT